CCGTCATCTACGCCTGTACGCGCTGGTATTCGGCTCCAAAGACCCTCATCGTGGTTCCTACCATATCTTTGGTTCATCAACTAGCCAGTGATTTTGTCGAGTACGGTTGTAATCCAGATTGGATTCACAAAATTTTGGCCGGTCAGGAAAAAACAACTGATCGATCAATTGTGATTTCGACATGGCAAAGTCTCACTGAAATGGATGAGGAATGGTTTCAGCAATTCAGTGTTATCATTGGTGATGAGGCTCACAGGTTTGCTGCCAAATCATTGACGACAATTATGGAGAAATTGAAGGATTGTCCGGTGCGTCTTGGTTTTACCGGTTCCTTGGATGGTTCCAAATGCAATGCGATGGTCTTGACTGGTTTATTTGGTCCAATTCAACATATCATCTCAGCCAGAGAATTGATTGATGAAGGTTACGCTTCAAAACTTGATGTGAATGTGATCATTCTCAAACATCCAGATCGCATTCGTCAATTGAAGAAAATGCGATATCCGGATGAAGTTTCGTATTTGATCGGCTGCGAGCCGCGAAACAAATTCATTAACAAACTGGTTTCGTCTTTGGATGGCAATACGCTGGTCTTGTTCTATCGACGGGAACATGGCGATTTGCTTTATGAAATGTTCAAGAAGAAATTTCCGAATCGAAAAATATTCTTGATTCATGGTGATGTTGATGGCGAAGAACGAAATGATATGCGAGGGGAAGTCGAGGAAGAGGATAATGCCATTATCGTGGCTTCTTATGGAACCACGTCCACAGGAATCAATATCAAGCGATTGCATAATATCATTTTTGCATCGGCATGGAAAAGCATCATTACCAACATGCAAAGTATTGGTAGGGGCATGAGGCTTGCGGTTGGAAAAGATAAATGTATGTTGTTTGATTTGTCGGATGACATTTCATGGAAGAAACGAAGGAACCATACACTTAACCATGTCTATGAACGAATTCGGCTCTACAACGAACAGAAATTCGATTACACAGTGGATAGAATCAATCTTCAATACTGAATAGAGTATAAGCAAAGGTCACTGTACAGGTTCTATATTCGATATCAGTGGCCGTTGTTGAAAGATCGATGCTCGAAATGTTTGTTGGAAAAGCATCACGGAAAGTATAGGTTAAAATTGGAATGTGTTTGGCGTCTTGAATGACCAGAGAGGCATCAGAAAACAAACCAAATCCCGGCTGTTGTTCCGTCAGTTCCTTATATTGATCATTGGTTTCTGGAAACCCAAGTCCGATCATCCAATTAGAAATTTCCTTGTAGTTTTGCATTTGCTCATCAATAATGAAAGTGATTTGAAGAGGATCGAATGAGATATGATCGCCCGGTTGAGGGATAGTAACCAACGGATTTGGATATTCCGCTGGCGGAAGGCTTAATGATGGCAAAGTCACATTTTGAACGAAAAAATTTGTTGTCGGTAGCTTCAAGATGTTAAACTTGAAAACTGTCTGGCCAAGATAATTGATGTTCTGTGGTATATTAAGAATGGTCATATAAGCTGATTTCCCGCCATGTCGGATCAAAATTGTGGCAAACGAGTATATCTGAAATGATGGCATCAATATTCTCTTGCCAATATTTCAGATAGGTCTGGACTCGTTTCATCTCTGGAATTTCATCTGGTGTTTGCCATATGAATTCTTGCAAAATGTTTCGATAATCCGGCCTGTAGTAAATTACATTGACTGTAACGATAGCTTTTCGTTTCAGAATCATGAAATTATTTAGCAGGTGATTTAAGTTGAATGCCACGGTCAAACGAAAGAGAAAACGATCCGAGTATTATGTAAACAACAAGGAATTTTTTGCGGCACTTGTTGAGTTTCAGGACAAGGCGAAGGCCGATCCTCAGTACAGAATTTCAAACTTTATCGGTTCATGTATTATGAAAATATGTGAGAAACTGTCAAAACGATGGAATTTTGCTGATTATTCGTTTAGAACCGAGATGCGAGATCAAGCTATTTTGAAATGTATAGAGGCGGTGCATAAATTCAATCCGGAAAAAACAAACAATCCTTTTGGGTATTTTACGCAAATAGCATGGAATGTGTATATCAATAAGATTGAAACAGAGGCCACAGAACATTACACCATGCATTTGAATCTCGAAAATATGTCGTTGTTCACGGATGAATTGTTTTCGGAAATGAAAGGCGATGACACATCAAAAGTTGATGGTGTTCAAAGACACTATGATATTTTGAAAAAATTCGAGGATAAGCAAGCCAAGAAAAAAGCCAGACAGAAGAAACTGAAAGTTGAAGCACCGAAACTGGCAAGAGTTGGTGCTGGTAAAGGAAAATACTGATGAACAAGGTTAGAGAAGAATTACTCCCACCGATTATTGTGGACATTATCCATACAGTGATGAATCGTTCTGAGAAACTGCATGTCCGCGATAATGCTTGTGGTAGATTAGAGCAAATCGTGAATGCCTGTGAAATTGCAATTTCCGATTTCCGTGATCGGCCTTTCAGAAAGAAGTAAATGAAACTTGCTGCTCAACAAGAAAAGGCCCTTCAATCAGTAAGAGATTGGTGGTCAACATCGAATAGACCGCAAATTTATCGTTTGTTTGGTTATGCGGGGACGGGAAAGACTTTCCTATCAAAAGTCATTGCCGAGGACCTTGACGTCAAGGTGGCATATGCCAGCTTTACTGGTAAGGCTGCTTTGGTTATGCAGAAGAAAGGTTGTTATGGGGCGAAAACTATTCATTCATTGATCTATATGATGATTGGAGAGGATAAGGATGGTTCTCCGATATTTGATTTGAATCCAGCATCGGAAGTTACAAATGTAGATTTGGTCATTATCGATGAGGTCTCCATGGTTGGAGAATCCTTGGCGAAGGATTTGTTGTCGTTCAACAAACCAATTCTTGTTTTAGGCGACCCAGAACAACTTCCACCAGTGAAAGATGCAGGTTTTTTTACAGAGCATGAACCAGATTTCATGCTGACTGAAATTCATCGGCAAGCCTTAGACAATCCAATTATCCGTATTGCATCCGATGCACGACGCGGTGTGACATTGAAAAAAGGCAATTACGATGACAAGGTTCGTATTCTGGCCAGACGTGATTATGACCCTATGGCTATGCTAGAAATTTTTATGGAAAGCGATCAATTGATCGTTGGTTTGAACAAGACGCGACATGTTTGTAATGAATTGATTAGAGAAAAACTTGGACGAGAAGATCACATGCCTGTTGTTGGTGATCGTTTGGTTTGTCTGAGAAACAACCGTGCCAAGAATTTGCTCAATGGCGGTTTGTGGAGTGTTGATCAAATTATTCAGAGTTATGAGAGTGGTGTTGTAACCATGCTCAAATCAGAAGATTTTGAGAAGCCAACATTTGTAAGGGCATACACTCATCCTTTGTTCTTTGAAGGCAAAGAAGCTGATCTTGATTGGAAGATCAAGAAAAATTATGATGAATTTAATTACAGCTACGCTTTGACCTGTCATAAATGCCAAGGAAGCCAATTCAACAATGTGACTTTGCTAAATGAAAGTGCATCGTTTCGAGAAGATGCCAAGCGATGGTTGTACACTGGCATTACAAGAGCAGAAGATAAACTGACGATCTTTATATAATGGAACAGAAAACAGATAAACACGGTCGCTCATTTTTTGAAAGCGATGGTTTGAAACTCATTGGTGATGAGTGGTATGTGAAATCGTTTGATCATGTGCTGTTGGAAACATATTGGAAGCCTTTGTTTGTGGTTACAGTAGACAGAAATAGCGAATGGAATGAAGGTTATGAAGTTGGATACCGTGAAGGCGGTAACGATGTGAGGGTTGATTGGGAACAAGCAATCTTAGAGGAATTTGGAGTAGAAGTCGAAGGTCCTGACGATTTAGTCAGAAAAATTAAGGAAGGCATCATTCATTGAAGGTTTGTTTATTGGCCGACACTCATTTTGGGGTGCGCGGTGATTCTGATGTATTTCTTGAATACTTTTCTCGGTTTTTTCAAAACACTTTTTTTCCATATTTGAAAGAGAATGGTATTGATACGGTTATTCATCTTGGCGATCTTGTAGACCGAAGAAAATATATCAGCTACACCACATCTAATGTGATGAGAGAATCGTATGTCGAACCTTCATGTATGCTTGGTTTGACAACTCATATTATCGCTGGAAATCACGATTGCTTCTACAAAGACACGAATGAAATAAATGCTCTTAGGGAATTGATTGTCGGAAAAGACAATTTCAAGGTTTATAGTAATCCTTCAAGCATTGAGTTGGATGGGCTTCGCTGTCAATTGTTGCCGTGGATTTGTGCTGATAACATGGACCAGTCCATGGAAGCGATCAAAAATAAGAATGACGTTGTATTCGGGCATCTTGAACTTTCAGGTTTCGAAATGGCTAAAGGCCAAATGATGGATCATGGAATGGATGCAAAACTGTTCAAGAAATTCAAGGCAGTCTATTCCGGACATTATCATCACAAATCGGATTCCGGCAATATTCATTATTTGGGTACGCCGTATGAAATGACTTGGGCGGATTACAATGACCACAAAGGTTTCCATGTTCTCGATACAGACACCTTGGAACTGACATTCATTGAAAACCCGGAACGAATGTTTGTCAAAGTCAATTATGATAACGGTCGAGTCGATGTAGATGAGGTTGACGGGAAGATTGTAAAATTGATTGTTCACGACAAACAGGATGTGAAGAAATTTGACAAGTATGTGAAAAGTCTTGGTGACGTTGATATAAAGGTTATCGATGAACATTTGAATTTCGATGCATCAGATTCCAAGAAAATTGATGTTGAAAATATTACTGATACGCTACAGATTTTGACTGAGTATGTTGATAATCTGGATGTAAATGTGGACAAGGAACGACTGAATACATTGCTCCGAACATTGTATATGGAAGCACAAATTGAAAACTAATTTTTTGAAAGTCCGTTGGAAGAATTTGCTTTCTTACGGAAACTATTTTACCGAAGTTGATCTTCAAGCACACAAAACCAATTTGATTATTGGCAAGAATGGCGATGGCAAATCCACATTCTATGAAGCCTTGAATTTCGTTTTGTTCGGCAAGCCTTATCGTAAGATCAAGAAAAACCAATTGATCAACTCGATCATTGGTAAGGGAACTTTGGTTGAAGTAGAATTCGAGCGTGGAGAACATCATTTTTTGGTTCGGCGTGGAATCAAACCCAACCTGTTTGAGATATTCAAAAATAGTGAATTGATTAATCAAGATGCCGATAGCAAAGATTACCAAGAGGAATTGGAAAGAATAATTGGAATCAACCCAAAATCATTCCCTCATGTCGTAATTCTTGGTTCAGCCAATTATATTCCGTTTATGCAATTATCTGCACCAGAGCGGCGGAGTGTAATCGAGGACCTTCTAGATATTCAAGTGTTTTCATCTATGAATGTGTTGTTGAAAGGGATGATCAAAGCCCATAACGATATCATGGGAGATGCTGGAAAACAAAAGTGGCAAGCGGAAGCAAACCTCAATATGATTGAGGCTCACAACAACAATATCAAAAGCGACAATGAAGAAGAAATTGAACGAAAACAATCTAAGATTGATGAATTGACTACAGAATCTCTGTCTCTTATCAAAAAAATCAAAGCCTTGAAGAAAAAGTCGCTCAAGGAAATTGATGTATCTGGTTTGTATAAAATGATTTCAGCTTATCAGACGGAACAAGCCGGTCATCGAAAAGAATCTTCTCTTCATAAGAGGATGTTATCGTTTTTTGATGAGAATGATATCTGCCCTACTTGCAAACAAGCTATCGATGGTGATTTCAAGGCTGGTTATTTTGAGGAAGGTGAAAAAGTTGTCGGTGTATTGGCTACAAAGGCTCAGTATCTTCAAGAGCAAATTGACAAGACAACAATTCAATTGAATGAAGCCGAAGAAAACAACAAACAGGTCAGGAAATTGGAACGTGAGTTATCTGAACTCAATTCTGATATTCAAACCAATAAGGCTCTCATTGAAGGTTTGATGGAAGATATTGAAGAATTGCAAACCAAGGAATCTCTTATAGATACCTCTAAAGCAGAAGCCGAATTGGAAAAATTGAATGAGACTATTGCTGATCTTCAAAAGGAAAGAGATGTTCTTGATGTAGCTTCAACTTTGTTGAAAGATGATGGGGTTAAGGCTCTTGTAATTCGAAATTATGTGCCGGTCATCAACGAACTGATCAATAAATTTTTGTCGCGAATGGATATGTTCGTTGATTTCAATATCGATGAGGAATTTAATGAGATTATTCGATCCAGATATCGAGATGATTTCCAATATACGAATTTCTCGGAGGGCGAAAAGCAGAGAATCGATTTGGCCATTCTGTTTACATGGCGAGCCATTGCACAGATGAGGAACACCGCTTCCACAAATCTTCTAATTTTTGATGAGATTTTGGATTCGTCTCTGGACGAGGAAGGTATCGACGAATTCATTTCAATCATCAAAAACTTGTCGGAAAACGAAAATGTTTTTGTGATTTCTCATCGTGGTTATTCGATTGCTGATAAATTCGATGCCACTCTGAAATTCAAGAAGGTCCAGAATTTCAGTCATATGGATATGGAACATGCCTGATAAGGAACTTTGTTTTTGTGATTTGACTGATGATGTGCATTTCGTGACAAACGAAAGTTGTTGCGAAGTTTGTACACCGGAAACACGAAATAAATTGGAAATTGTTAGAGGGTTTCAAAATGTGCTTTTGGAACCAACCAAGAATTTTGATTTTGAAAAACAGTCATTTGATCCAATAGAATTTGCTAAGCTGTTGGGGCAAGTGATGCTGGATAATGGTGGAGTTGGTATTTCGGCTTGTCAGGTCAATGTTCCATATTCCGTATTTGCTATCAGAACTGTTCCTTTGATTGTTTGCTACAACCCAAGAATTGTTGATGCCTCTGGTAATCTCACATCGCTTGATGAGGGGTGTCTTTCATTTCCGGGCATTTCAGTGCCGGTTAAACGACATGATCGAATTCGGCTCAGATACCAAGAGCCGAACGGAGAAATGCAACTCAAGACATTTGAAGGATATACGGCGCATGTCATTCAACATGAAGTCGATCATTTGAGTGGCGTCTTGTTTTTTCGTAAGACTGATTTGTATCATCGGGAAAAAGCTATGAGAAGATGGAATAAATTGAAGCGTATCGAAAAGAGAAATGCAGCATGATTTTATTCATTGAAATCTATTTTCTAATCGGTCTTGTATTGGCAGCGAGCGTACTAATTTTTGCTCTTGATAGTTTGGAAGGTTTGAATTTTTGGTTTTGTTTGACCGTTCTTATGCTGGTCATTTTTCTGTATCCCTATTTTCTTGTTGACGTCATCTACACTAGACATTTTAAGAAGAATAAGTGATTCCATATCCGGGTGGCGCTGGAAAGGCGGCGCTGAAACCATTGTTCAAGTATACAGGCGGCAAGGGGAAGCTAATCAAGCATTATCTCCCTTACATGCCTCATCACATAGAAACTTATGTAGAGCCTTTTCTGGGCGGTGGAAGCATGTTCCTATATGTGATGGGAAGATATGCGCCAAGTAGAATAGTGCTTGGTGATGCCAATGCTGAAATTATGAACATCTACCAGAATGTTCGCGATGATATTGAAGGCGTCGTAGAAATTTTAGATATGCTGATCGAACAATATGTCCCAATGGGATATGATGAGCGTAAAGCCTTCTACCTGAGGGTTAGAGAAGAATATGCATTCGGTGACCTTCCTAAGGGCGTACAAGCCGCGTATCTTTATTTCATGTTGTCTACCTGTTTCAATGGCCAGTATGTCGTCACCACGAATGGTAGATTCTATACTTCTCCCGGTGAGTTGACCGTAAAGAATCCTGTCAACAGAAACAATGTTCTTGGTTGGAACAAGGCTTTGCAGAAAGTTGAATTGTTTTGTGGTGACTGGAAAAAGACACTTGATGCTGTGGAGCCTTTACCAGAGAACAGTTTTGTTTTCTTGGACCCTCCATATCGAGAATCAAACCTTCATGAAAATCAATACATGAATGATTTCTTCGGTGATGATGACATCCAGAATGGTGTTATTCGTTATACAAGAGATTTTCCATCAAACTCAGTGATATTCTTGTGTAATATGGAACGGGATGAATTTGGTTTTTTTGATAATCTTGGAGAAGGGTTGGAAACCGTCAAAATTAGACGGAAGGTAACAACCTATTCATTTGGTGAAGCCGATCACTTCATAAACGAAGTTCTGGTTCACAACAACACTGGAGAGACCAATGTTCGTTTGGACCAATTTTTTTGGAGCGAAGAATGAAAAAGAAGGTCTATAAAGGCAATTTTTCTGATTGGAATTCGGTCAAAGAAAACTTCATGATTGATCGGAAAGAGCCGAAGATCGTTTATGCAGAATATGATTATGAATGTTATGAAGGGTACGCCACAGTCGTTTTTAAGGAAAACGACAATTGGTATTATGTAAGGGGATCACACTGTTCTTGCTATGGGCTGGAAAACCAATTTGTCCCTCAATTACTTGAGCCGGAAATACATTTCAAGGCACTTACAGAGTGTAAACGATTGATTAGTGTTGGTGGTTACACCAATTCGGAAAATAGTGAACAAGAATTCGATGAATGGTTTGTTTGGGCGAGCGCACGTTAAGTGCGCCCGTGCGATAAGTATTTGTGTAGGCTTTTTTTGGGAGAATTCATTTGAAGCAAGAAGAAATTGATGCCGTGATGAAGTTATTCAATAACGGCAAGGTCTATAAAGAAATTGCCGACGAATTGGATATGAGCGTCGATCAAGTCAAGCGACGTGTCTATGCTTCAAAGAATGGGACAACCACTACCCCCCCACAAACGGGATATCAGCTTGGTGGTGATGCCAAAGATCGCAAGATTCTTATGCAAGCTGATGAAATTGCCAGACTCAAAAACGAAATCAAAAATCAACATAAGGCCAATATCGAAGCCGAGAACATCAATAATATTCTCGGGACTTTGGTGAATGCTGTTATCGAGCCACCAACTTGGCTTATAAACACTCCCAAGAAAAATAAATCCAAAGAAGTTTTGATGACGTCTTGGGCAGATTGGCATGTGGGAGAGACGGTCTACAAGAACGAATTGAACGGAATCAATGAATATAATTTGGATATTGTCGAGGCCAGAGTTAAGAGGTTAGTTGCTAGAACTATTGATTTGGCTCAAAATTATGGTCCCGGTCAATATCCGGGTGCAGTGATTAATCTTTTGGGAGATATGGTTTCGGGTGGCCTTCATGAAGAGCATCGCAAAACAGATGAAGCCCCTCCTCTCGAATGCGCTCTGAAAACAGTTGAATTGCTTGTTTGGGGTCTCAGACAAATGGCTGATGTATTCGGTCATTTGTATGTTCCTTGTGTTTGTGGCAATCATGGCCGTATGACAGTCAAACCAGAATTCAAGCAATATGTGAAGAAAAATTGGGATTACTTAATTTACAAAATGCTTGAGAGAGAATTTGTAAACGACAAGCGCGTTATTATTGATGTGCGAGAATCCAATGAAGTCTATTATAATGTGTACGGCACAAGTTATATGGTTGCTCATGGTGATATGCTTGGTGTTAAAGGTGGTGATGGAATTATCGGAAGTATCGGTCCAATTTCTCGCGGTGAAGTTAAAACCAGAGGGCGCATGGCATCGTCAAACATGCCTTATGATATGCTTTTAATAGGACACTGGCATCAACCTCTTTGGTTACCTCGCGTTATCGTGGCCAATACATTGAAGGGTTATTGTGAATACTCCAAAAATCAACTTGGGGCTATTCCAACTCAACCTTCTCAACCATTGTGGTTTCATCACCCAAAATACGGCATCACTAGTCGTTGGGAAGTTATGGTTGATGAACCTACTGTAAAACAAGACCCAATTTGGGTTTCTGTATTCGATCCTGTCAAGGTGGCATGATGGATGAGATAAAAGCTAAAGCTGTAATTGATGCAGCAATTGAGATGCTTCAAGATAAGGAAACTATCGAAAGTCCTGCAGAAGCAAGACTAATGTTGGCTATCAATGATTATGATCCGACCTTCATAAAAGGAAATGAAGATTGTTCTTGTGGTCACCATGAAACTTGTGAAGAGTGTTGGACTAAAGAACATTTGATTGATTGGTTGAAAGAACATGCCAGCAAGTAAATTGGTCTATTTGGCCACACCATATTCTCTTTATGAGACTGGCATCAATATGGCATTTATTGATGCTTCACGGTTGGTAGCAGACATGATGAAATCGAATATCAGTTGCGATACATTCGTTTATTCTCCGATAGTTTACACTCATCCAGTAGCTACATTTGGAAATATTGATCCGCTTAATCATGAAATTTGGCTGGCCGCAGATGCAATGATGATGGATAGAGCAGATGAATTGTGGATAGCTACGACTATGTGTGGTTGGAATACGTCTTATGGTGTTTCAAAGGAATTTGAATTTTTTAGAAATTGCGATAAACCGATATTCTTTCTGACCAAACCTGATGAATTTGAATTGATAGACCGAATGTCTTTTTTGGGTCAGCAACTAGAGGAATCTATTGTAATATGAATGATTGGGTATTTGGGCCTTCGTTTGAAGTGCCCCCACAAAAAAAAGAATCAGTACAAACTGTTGTTGAAGTAAAGCAACGAGCTAAGCCCGGTCCAAAACCTCACTCAATTGGAACGGATAAATTTACTGTTGATATGAAAATTGATCCTGAGTTAAAAGCCATGATTATGAAAGCGGCTAAACTCAAAAAATATGGCTCCAAGAGTGCTGTTGTTCGTGCGGCATTATCTGAGTTTTTCGACAAACAAAACGAACCTCCAATCGAGCCTAAAATTGTTGTTGAGTCTACCGGACTTGGAGTGACAGTCGAGCCTAAAATTGTCGCCGGTACTATTGGAGCGATTCATGCAGACGATATCAAGATGCCTAATGAGTTTCTTGGTTTGTCGAATGAGAATCCGTTTTCTGTCACTGTTGGGATATACCATATCCCTGATGCAAAACAGGTTCCGGGTTGGTTTAAGAGAAAGATGTTGAAATGGTGTTTTGGAGTTGAAGTTAATGTCTGATATTCCGTACAAATATGATGAACCAAAACTTCTGCAAGAAATTAAGGACTACATCGATAACACCTATAAAGGCCATTACATTGGCGAGGACAATGTTCAATCGATGGATTTGATTTTTGGTAGCGGTCATGCCACTGGTTTTACTATCGGCAGTATTTTGAAGTATGCGGCTAGATTCGGTAAGAAAGATGGTTTTAATCGAAAAGACCTTTTGAAGATCATTCATTACGCTATTCTTGAAATGCATAATCAGGATCGTAGAAATGAAGTATCGGCCAAAGTACAACCCTCAGATTGAAGCCGTACAAGTAACTGAAAACTTCATGATTCCTGTTTGGGTGGAGGATTGTTTTCAACGAA